GTCGATAGTGTGATCCTGTTCAACCAGGTGTTGTTGTATGGTTACATTATGCAGCATACTGTTGCAGAAGCAACCTACACCTACGTCGGTAAGTCCAATTTCTGGACTGGAACCGTAGCCCCAAGTGTTACTTTGGTGTCAGAATCCAAGGTGAGACGCAAGGCAACACCGTATGGCTTTGGAGTGAGCTGGGACAAATTTAGTAAGTCACAGCTCGCCATACTTGGTGCGCTCGGGATTTCCCGGACGCACTGAGTGATGTGTTGTTCGCGTTAAAACGCCATTGGGGATCTAACCGGGTCCCTAGGAGTGATGCTCATGTCGTTTACCGACCCGTTGTCAGTCACCATCGGTGGCTCGACAATCGCACTCCCACGCACTAGCGTAGGGGATGACGAAAGCGAGTACACAAGTGGTGACGGACTCTATCAGCTGACCGCTAGCCATAACTACGGCAAGCGGACCAGACGAGTCCTTCGGATCGACGCCAATAAGGTGACTGCGGACCCGTTCCGGCCGTCGGAGAATGTCAAGGTTTCGATGAGTAATTACATCGTCTTTGACCTTCCGCCGGCAGGTTACACGGGTGCCGAGGCACAGGCTGTGTACGCGGGCTTTAAGGCCCTGTTCACAGCAACTTCCGACCAGATGATCGTTAAGCTCCTCGGTGGCGAGTCCTAGCGGGCTCGTGCCGTAGAGTAACGGTTTATCTGATCGCCTCTCGTGAATCAAATGACGGACCCTCCCGAAAGGAGGTCCCGATTTAGTCCACGTCCCACACGGGGTTCTTCCCCGGGAAGGAGGAGTACCGATCGAGACCACCGCACGAGCTTAGACCGAAAGTCTTTGTTCGTAATGGTGTTCCTCGTCGATCTTCTTTATGAGGTTGGCGCTGCCATCATTGGGTACCATTGTAATGGCATCTTTTGATGGCGTAAACGCTAATGGCGTTTCCTGTGCGTGGCTGGGCTCCCAGAGTAAATCTGGTGGCACATTCACGGTACGGGTAAGGATTGGTTTTATCCAGTCCGATGAGGTGCGAGATGCCCTATGGGCTTTCTTGTTGGCCGTAGTTGACCTTCAAGAGGCCTGTGGGCACTTCGCAGACTCGAGCCATTAGTCGAGCTGTGTGTCATTCGTTTTCTCTCACTCACAAGGAGTAAGACAGTGAGTACCAAAAACACCTCGAAGGGGAAGGTTGGCTCGCGTCGTAATGACGTTGAGCCTTTGCCTCCACTCTCTATTGAAAAAGCGAGAGCGTTGGCTTTTGCCTTCATCCCTCGGGATGTTTCGGCTCTTCTGGCCCCTGCCTGGATAAACCAATCCGGGCTCAAGGTCAGTGAAGCCGATAGGTCACTCATTGTCAATCTCCACCTTGAGGACGAAGTCCTCAGGGAGTGGCGAGAGACAGCGGAATAAAACACGCACGGTTGACGACAGAGCTAGGGATTGTCCACCTCTGATAAGGAGGGAACATGAAAAGCCTGACGTCACTCTGGTCCATCACTGCTCATGAAATGGCAGTGAGATGCTGCACCAGCGCCACGCAGGACATAAACACTGTCCTGCGTCGAGTAGAACACGAGGGGTTGTCGTTTTTAGCGATTACCCTGGCGGACTTCGGAAAAGCTACCCAAAAGTGGCTTGACCAAGGTCTCGTCGTCCCTTCGGATGCTCCCTCCTTTGGGAGGAAGCGTCTTACTGGTCTCCCGGCATTTCTGTCGGGTTTCCTTGGACGTGTGTTCGACTCTAGTAGTGGTGCGCTTTTGGACGAACCTGACATCGAAGCAATCTTTGCTTTGCGTCAGCTTACGCTGATGTTTAGTAAGATCGCCCTCCCGGATGACGGCCTATCAAAGTCGTCATCTACGCGGGTTGTTAATCCGCGTCGCGAGAGGCGAGCGATGTCAGAATTTGTTCAATGTGAGCAGGAAGTCCGGGAATCCGATGCCCGTCTTGATCCCTCCTATATGGAGGATTTCAAGCGGATTTCGAACATGCTTTTTGCTGAAGTCTTTGCGAAGGCGGACAGAGATGTCCACTTCGCGAGACTCTGGCCGAAGCATGGTCCAGGCGCTGTCGCAGACCGACTCAGCAGTAATGCTAAGTTCAGTATGCGAACCTGGACTACCCGGCTTCAGCGAGTGATGCCCGCTGAAGAGTATCTAATACCAAATCGTCGTTACTATGACGAGCTGGAAAGGGATACTACATTCCTCGAGCCCGGCGCGGAGATTCCCGTTAGGGTGATCACCGTGCCTAAGACGCTCAAGTCACCTAGGATCATTGCCATAGAGCCGGCTGCTATGCAATTTGCACAGCAAGCAGTTCTGCGGTCGATCCTCGATGCGATTGGAGAGGATAGTCTCCTCTCCCGCATGATCGGTTTTGATGACCAAGACCCTAATAGGTCTATGGCTCAAGAGGGATCCCACAGCGGGGACCTCGCTACACTCGATTTGAGTGAAGCTTCCGATCGTGTCTCGAATCAGCATGTAAGGGCTATGTTGTCCGACTTCCCAGAATTGCTCTGGGCGGTCGATGCAACACGGTCCCGTAAGGCTGATGTGCCTGGTCATGGCGTTATTCGCCTGGCCAAGTACGCTTCTATGGGCTCAGCTCTCTGCTTCCCCTTCGAGGCTATGGTCTTCTTGACCTTGATCCTCATGGGGATAGAAAGGGAGCTAAGTGCTCCACTTTCTCGCGAGCTGGTTGTCAATCAGTATCGCGAGCAGGTGCGCGTCTTTGGTGACGATTTGATCGTCCCCAGAGACAATGTGCTGTCCGTCGTTGATGAACTCGAGAATTTTGGTTTTCGGGTTAACATCAGCAAGTCTTACTGGACCGGAAGGTTCAGGGAGTCTTGCGGACGAGAGTATTATGACGGCCATGACGTTAGTATCGTCAAGGTTCGTCAGATGCTCCCGACACGACGGCAGGACGCAGACGGGATTATAGCTGCTGTGGCGCTCAGGAACCAGTTTTATTGGACTGGTCTCTGGCGCTCAGCTGCGATGATGGACGACCTACTGAGGGGACTCTTAGTAGAGTTTCCCAATGTGGCGCCCTCATCCCCGTTGTTGGGCAGGCAGTCTTGTCTGGGTTATCAATTCCAGACGATTGACCGATACGATCACAGCCCCGTGACTAAGGGCTATTATGTGATCGCCGAATCTCCACCAGATCATCTGGAGGGGACCGGTGCCCTGCTCAAGTGTCTCCTGCGAGATCCCTGCCCCGGTTTCGGACTTTTGTCCGAGCCGAGGGAAAGCCTCGCGATCGACGTCGCAAGCGTTGATACAGAGCATTTGGAGCGTTCTGGACGCCCCGAGCGCGTCAGCATCAAGCTCGGGTGGAAGCGGCCCTTTTAGGGGGTCGTTTGGGCAACACCTATTGGTGGTGACCCAGCGGGGGGTGAACAACCTCTCCCGCCCACTCCGGACCAGCT